ACATCGTTTTTCATTTTCATATACTCTATATTATTATTTTTTGTTTCGTTGTAAATAATCAATCAATTTCATTTGGGTCTCTAAAACCGAAAGTAACATCTCAGAATGTTTCTGTAGGGTTCGTTCCATTCGTTCTAAGACGTGGTCTTTCTCTTTCTCTTGTGTAAAGGGTTTGTCTGAAAATACCTGGTGTATTTCTTCTTTCCTTCGCTCGTTGGTCTTCTCCAACAAGGCCGTTAGGTCCTGCATCGGTTTATCTGGCTCACGTGTAAAATCCACGATAGGCGGCTTGGGTGGCTGAAGCATTTTATCGTATTCCTTTTGAGTATCTTCGAACGAAGGCATGAGACGACTTCTAAACTCTCTTAAAAATTGTTCGTTTTTCAGTTCCACCGCATCCGGTGAATTTGAATGTTCATATTCTTTGACGAGTTCCTCAAACCGTTTCTGTACAGTCGGTAAGACGGATGAATTCAATGTATTAAATATACCTTGTTCAATACATTGTTTCCACAAATAGGCCTTGTTCTGCTGACTATTCATATGTTAGACTATAGAATGTCTCATTTATATCTTTTATTTCGCAATGACTCGATTAAAATAAACGTCTCTATATTTCGCAACCTCGTCGTCTTTCACGCGCGTTCGATTGAAGGTGTTTAATTTTTTCTTATTTTTTAGAAGATGAATGATAAAGTAAAGGACATACATTCCACATTCACTTGTGGTCGTTTGATGCGCCTTGTTTCGGTTGTCTCGGTATTTTAAAGTCACCCCCATCGCTTTCCCTTGTTGCTTCAGTCGGTCTGCTAGAACATTCACTTCTTTTTTAGGCGGGTTTCCAGCCGAGTCAAAATAATAGATGGTTCTTTTGTTCAAGTCTATCCACATGCATACCCAATGAGAACCTCCTCTGTCATGTGCGTCCAAGTTCAATACGATCCCTATCTTCGTTTTACCCTTTTTACGGTAACTAGCCAAGTCAATTTTACACAAGTCTTCGCTTACACAACGGTCTCCCACTTTGGTGTCGAAATCCATCGGGGACGCATGGATATAGGCAAACTCTGGATAAGTATTTTGATATTGGTCTAATACTTCGTCAATGTCTTCGTTGGATAGCCATTCCCTGTCGTTGCTCTTCCATTCCTTGGGTGGAACAGGTGCGAAATTATGTTTGATGATACGTTGGGAGTTCTCTTTATCTAACTCTAATTTTTCCATCCAACAGACTTCTTGGTCGCACTCTTTCATGTGATTACGCAAAGCATTCCAAATCTTCTTCTGTTCTGTATGCACAATCTTCTTGTCTGGATACTTTCTGTTCCATAAATCGCGTAATTCTATAAGAGCATTATCATTGTAACACGTATAGGACCGTTTCGTCTTTCTGGGATGACAACTTAATTTCTTGAAAGGAGCTTTTTTCGTCTTCATATAAATATAGAGATATAGAATTATTTTTTTTCGATACGTTCAAAGAGTTCCTTCATGGATGTTTTTTTTGAACGCATCACAAGACGTTTGTCTTCTTCAATGTATTGTGGAACCGTCACCTCAACCGGAGGCCTTCGTCGTTGAACCTCTTCCAAGACAGACGAGACAAAGATAAGAAAGGCTTCTTTGTGTAAGAGATATTCTTCTTCATTTGTCTCGGTTTTGGCGGATACCATTTTTTGAAAGATACGTGTAATCTCTTTTTTATTTTCTTGTATACTCTCGAACATCTTAGTAGAGAGGATAGATTATTATTTGAATGTTTTACCTTAATGGACTAAGCTTAACTCGTTGACCGGATTGCGTTGGTCCCGGTTTTTCCTGAGGCTCTCCCTTGGAAGGTTGCCTGTAATGAAGGCGAGTCATGTTAAAAAAGGGGCTAGACTCCTTCTGACTCACCGACCGAGACACGGCCTGTGTGATGCTATGTCCAGGGTCTGGTTTGTAAGAAGAATATACATATAAATCGCTGTGGGTCTCGGGTATATAGACCGCGGCATCGGCCTTTTGCAAAGCGGCAAACTGGGACCTCAATGTGGACTCTTGGTCAATCTGTTTCGCATAATAGTCGACGGGTCCTCTGTTCCCAGGATGAAATGTTTTTTCGGTTGAATATTCATTGTATTGATGCAGGGGCTCTGTGGACTTTTGGGGTTCAGGGGTGGTTTGGAATAGCGTGTATTTGGTGCTGGCGGGCCTTGGGTCATACAAAGGCTGTAAAGGCTGTGATGCTTGAACACGCTCCATGATGCGAACATTTAACTCGTTGTCATAATCTATATTCATCTATACTAATCTAATATTTTATATTTTATATTTTATATTAAAGATAATACGTATCCTTAGATAGATGTGTGGAATTTTCGCGTTGATTTCAGACAACCCTCACCCCGACCTCTATCAATGGATGACAGAGGGTTCGAAACGAGGTCCGGATGGCACCACGTATTACACCGACAGACATTGTTATATGGGGTTTCATCGTCTTGCCATCAACGGTCTAAATAAAAAATCAGGACAACCTCTCTTTTACAAGAACTATGTCTTGATTTGTAATGGAGAAATCTTTAATTACAATGAACTGATTGCCAAGTATCAGTTGTCTCCGACGACTCAAAGTGATTGTGAGGTGATTGTATTGTTGTATGAGCTTCTGGGTATAGAGTGCCTGCGTGAGCTGGACGGCGAATATTCTTTTGTCCTGTATGATACACAGCACAAAACCTGGACCCTTGCCCGAGACCCCTTTGGGATTCGTCCTCTCTATCTCGTGAGTACGCCGTCTCAGCTGTGTGTATCCTCGGATTTGGGTTCGATGCAAGCCTTTTCCTATGCTGATAGCACTCCTTTCTTACCTGGACATTATGCCGTGTTCAAACAAAAAAAGATGACCCTTTTACCCTTTTACGAGTTACCTACATCCAAACCAATGGATAGGTCTATCTTGTATACACGGCTGTGTGAAAGTATCCGAAAACGAGTCTATAATACCGACCAACCCGTGGCTTGTCTCCTCTCGGGCGGGCTAGACAGTAGCTTGGTTGCAGCCATCGCGGCAAGGTATTACAAGGAGAAAACGGGCAAGGCACTAGAGACCTTTAGTATCGGTCTAAAAGATGGAGAAGACCTCTTGTATGCTGCCAAAGTGGCTACCCATATACAGAGTAACCATACTCAGGTCATTTGTAGTGAAGAAGAATTCTTTGATTCGATTCCCCACGTTATCCGAGACATTGAAAGCTATGATACCACCTCGGTTCGCGCCAGTGTCGGAAACTGGTTAATCGGGAAATACATTCGAGAACATAGTGACGCCAAGGTTGTGTTAAACGGAGATGGAGCGGATGAAGTGATGGGCGGATACTTGTATTTTCATCTATGTCCTTCTCCACAATCCTTTGACGAAGAATGCCGTCGTCTCTTAAAGGATATTTCTTATTTTGATGTCTTGCGAAGCGACCGTTGTATATCGAGTCACGGTCTAGAGCCGAGGACCCCTTATCTTGACCCAGCTTTTGTCGAGGCTTATCTAAGTCTAGACAAGGAAACACGTTATCACCCTGGCAAGAAACAACAAGAAAAACATGTCATTCGTCAACTGATTCTAGAGTATGACCCTTCATTGTTGCCATCCGAAGTGTTGAACCGCCGAAAAGAAGCTTTTAGCGATGGCGTAAGTAGTCAGAAAAAAGCTTGGTATCAAATGATACAAGAACGCGTTCCTCTTACGGAGCCTGGTCTCTATGAGAAAAATCCACCGACTACTCCCGAGCAAATGTATTATCGTTCCATCTTCGAGACAAATTATCCAGGTGGAGGCCATATTATTCCCTATTTCTGGATGCCCCGATTTACGGATGCGACCGATGCGAGTGCACGCACCCTATCCATCTATGCCTAACGATTCATAAAATCTCTCAATTTAGAAGAAATGTATTCCGTCACGCGCTTGTGTAGTTTCATCGGAAGATTACGCTTCTTGGACTTGAACCCAGGTATGGTTTTCTGAATACGCGTGTTTACTTCTTTCTCCTCCAAAATGTATTGATAGGCCTCGGACCGGATGTAGTAGATATTCACATGGTTCATGTGTTCATGGTATTTATCGTCGATAAAACAAAACAAATGCGTATGCCCATCTTTTATACAAGAAAATAGATCATGATAACTCTTTTCACGTGTCGTTCTCTCGGGGCTATGATAGGTGAGGACGGGTTCAAAGAGAGAACAGCCTAGTTTACTATGGATATACTGGATGAGTTGCTTCACAAAATCTTCGTTTCTGTTGTTGCTGTATAATACAATTCCTTTCACGCGTTTGTTTTTTTTCAACAAGGCAAGTGAATGTAACAATTCAAACAATTGAGGGCGAAATATTTCAGGGAACAATTCAAACAACGGAGCGTATATTTCCATCCGTGTTTGATTAATAATATAGACAATTTGGTCAAAAAATCCCAACGTTTGGTCCAAATCGAATACAATCATTTTATGTTTCATAAAAAAAATAAGGATATATACTAGTATTATTATAATGCTAAAACCTTTGTCCTTCCCCGAGTGTAAAAGTTTATTGCATTACTATCATATAAGACCACCTTCCACGATAAAAAAAACAAGGGACATTGCATTGTTTTTATTTTTGACCAAATTATGTGAGTATGACAAAACGAAAATTTCAGGACTTTTACACTCCAACAAGCATTATAAAAATTATAGAAAAACCTATAAAATAGGACTAATCTTTTAAATGGTCTAGGATATCCAACAAGAGTTTTTCTTGCTTGGTATTCTTTTGAAAGACAATACTGTCCTGTAGTAGTATTTTAAAAAACTTATTGTTTCCGTTCTTACATAAGAGATAGACCTTTTCTTCGCGTGTCTGTAGGTCCACGATGAATCCCCCTCGCAACAGCTCCATGCTATATTTTTTTTGAATGTTAAAGTATCTCACATAGCTTCCTAGACGAAATTCATCAATTTCGTCTACGTATCGATAGTCTACCAAAAGCTTCCGATATGCGTTTCGTTCCTTCTCAGTCTCTAGAAGTTGAGACAAAATAGTGTTCTTTTGTTTCTGGATAGTGGCATGGTCGGTCAAGTTATACTTGTCCATCTCTTCTAAGATGCGATCCATTTCGCCTTCCATTTAGGTGTACACGTGATATCTTTTCATACGCGTTCATCTTAATGAGCGTTGACGGTCCGCATATATTTCTTAATAAGCGTTGACGGTCCGCATATATTTCTTAATAAGCGTTATACGCTCCAATTTCATTCGACGCCACGGGCTCACTCAGACCGTAAGACTGGGGTATGTAGTTCTCGGGTGCGTGAGACGGTGCCGGGGGCGGCGGAGCCTGCATCGGAGGGCGCTGGTAATTGGCCGCGTAATTCGTAGGTGCCTTTTCTTTTTCCTTTTCACTCACTCTAGGTTCTTCCTTCAACCCCAGTGCGGCCAGTCCACGGTCCAAAAGAATCGATACTTTCTCCGAAAAGGCGTTTTTCATACACAAGAGTAAAAACAGGACAACCAAGATGATTTGAATCAGGCTCAGATTCGAATAAGGGGATTTGCTATACGTAGGGAAAAAGACCACCCACTTGTGAATAAAAAAGAATATGACAAAAATGGCAATCGACTGCACGATAACCTCAATCAGAATTTCAATACTGTTCTTTTCATCGTCTCCCTCTGGCACATACATTTTCATGGCTTTTAAGAATAATGCAAGAGGGATAATAGCCAAAAGAATATATTGAGACATGTTGAGGAGTTCGTTTTTTTCAAGAGAGGATAGATTGGTCATGTGTTCTACGAAGGACCCACCTGACCCGCCTACTAATCTTTCGTCCAATCTATCGTCTGAATCCATGGGTTCCATAATATAGTTAACAAAGAAATTAAAAAGGATAACTATATTTACGATTATCATTTAAAAGTAATTCAAGTGTTTCTCGATATGAGTGGTACAGCAGCACTTGCCGCAGCCAGAAGACGACGAGCACAGCCTACGGGCGAAGACCTTCCTAAAAGTAGACCGAATACACCCAATGTTCCTGCGCCAGACGCGCCCACACCCACGACTCCTATACAAGTCCTCCTTAAGCATGACAATAAAATCATTGAGATTGCTGGAGAGGTTGAAAAGCTGAAAGGGATTATCAAACAAAAGGACCCGACCCATCCAAACGACATTGAGTATTTTAAAACCCAATTCAATAGTCTCACTCATGAAGTCGCCGAACTCAAAAAGCTCATCATGAAGGTGCAGAGTTTCTCGATGGAGAATAACATGGAAATTATTCAATTGAAAAAGTTGTCTCGACAAGAAAAGGATAAAATAGAGAATACTGAATTGTCGGAGGAACCGATTGGGATATAAAAGCAATTTACTATCTTTCTAGATAGATGAAATGCTCTATACAAGACATGAAAAAAATGATGGAATGGATAGAAATGTTCAAATTCATCAAGAACATCAATAAACACGTCACCGTACAATGTACTGACAGTGAGTTGTTTATTCAAATCATGGATAGTTCGCATATTTGTCTTGTCGACTTTAAGATTGCTTCCTCTTGGTTTCATCGTTATGAATCTTCAAATGAAGTCTTTAGCACAAACAGCGCGGTCTTGGTGAAGATTTTCTCTATGTTTACGAAAGAAAGCACGCTTGAAATGGAGACCAATGACGACAAGCTCTTTATTCACTTGTTCAATACACAACAAAACCGGCATTTTGAAGTGCCGCTGATAAACATTGAACAAGACCTTCTCTCGTCTATTTTGACAGAGCCCTGTGCCGATTTTTCAATTAAAAGTAAATGGTTTGATAAATACCTACAAGAGTTGTCTCATTTTGGGGAGCAACTCAAGCTGAAAATTCGCGACGACTGTATCTTTCTAGAAACATCCAAGGAAGAAGGCCTGTATCAAATTGAAATCCCCAACGAACAACTCGAGGAGTTTAACATTGTGGAGAATTATACCGTGGAATTAAATTATTCTTTACGTTATCTGGTTCTCTTATCCAGTTATGCCCTTGTCTTTCCAGAGGTCCATCTATACTTTGACGAACACAGTCCATTACGGATTACCTTTAAACAAGAGGGGTTTTTGATACACTTTTTCCTTGCACCCAAGTTTACCGACGACTATTTGGAATAATATATCGTTCAAAGGAAAAAAAGAATACCTTCGTCTTTCTTATGTTGACGCTGGTCCTTGTCTCAGGGCTAGTGTTATTGTATTTACATACCTATGTCCACTTTTATGTTCACCCTTCCAACGAATTGACTACCCTAGAAGATGTGTATCGTCAGGAACTCACCTCTCAAATTTATACAAAATTGCCTATTTTGTTCCACGCGAAAACGATTCGTCGAGAGATTCCATTGGAATTGGCCGAGGCTACTGAAAAAGAGGGTTATGTGGTCTACTCTACCCTGTATGACCCGGTTCCCTTATTGGAGCCCTCGGTCAAATTTTTCCCTTCATCTAAGGTCTATCTGTTTAAAGATGTCTCTGGACAAGGGACGGAACAAGTGGCAACGGAACAAGTGGCAACGGAACAAGTGGCAACGGAACAAGGGACGGAACAAGCGACCCCAGACAAGGAACCTAAGCAACCTCGTCCCTTTATCGTCGAGACAAATTTGGCATGCCGAACCTTTTACCGTATCCATTCGGGTAAATACAAAGTTACATGTATTCATCCAAAGTATACAGACCACTTTAACCGAGGAGTCAAAGACCCGTCTTTTATCCAGAACCATCCTCAAATGTTACATCTAGAATTACATCAAGACAGCATCCTGTTTTTGCCCAATTATTGGTATGTACTTCTAGAACCCATCGACCCCGGACAAATTGAGGTCTTGCAATATTCTACTCCACTCAACCTATTGAATTTTGCGTATGAACAAATAAAAGATGTGTTTAAAATAGCATAAAAAAACACCCCTCCACTATAGACATGTTAGAGAACGTTCTTACGGAACGAACTCCTTTTTATCTATTAGGTACCATCTTTTTAGGGGTGACCATTTTTTTGAGCCTTGTCTCTACTTTTCATACACAAAAAAATGGAGAGGATTTCTTCCCTCTGGGAGGTGATTACAAAGGAAAATATATCTTGGATGGGTCTTTTTTGGATAAATTGTGTTGGTATTTTTCGCAGCTTACCCATCACACCTTATTCCTGATGTTTTTCTATTTCTCCATGGCCTTACTCAACATAAGGTCTGTGAAATTCTTTAAGATTATTGCTCCCTTGGCGCTTACCATTAGCGTTCTCTATTTTTACTTTCTTTATCCAAAACAATCGTTAAAGATACATCAACTGTCCTTCAGTAGCTTCTTCTCCCATTTCATGGTCATCTTTCTTGTCTTTGGAGAGTTGATGTATATCAAAGAATATTCGTTTAAGGAGACGACAAATTGTCTCGTCTTTATCATCACTGCCTTACTGTGCGTCATCATTAACTATTTCCTTCGGGGCGTATGGAGCTACAACATGATTGTCCTCGATACGGTAAAGGGATGGCGACTTGTCTCGGCTTCGGTTATCCTGATGTATTCGTTTAGCGTCATGTTCTACCTTTTCAAATATGACGGAACCGATACGGTGTCTTGGACTGAAAGCGGATACTTTTTATCTTCGATGATAAATTTGATATATGCATTATGGTATACGGCTTAAAACTTTGTGCCAAGGGGTTTCATAACGGGTTTACGACCCTTTTGGCGATGAGCCTTTTGTCCGTTTACACTTCCGACAGAGTTGAGGTTAACACTGTAAGGGGAATTTATAGTGCTCCCGCTTCTAGAACGTGACCGTGAACTCATTCCATAATAGATAGAGGAGTTCCTCGACGGTTCACGAACCACCATACGAGTCTCGGCCTTGGGCTTCTTTTTTAGAGTCCGCTTGCTAGGGTTCTTCGCCTGATGCTCCTGGATTTGTTCCAACATGCGATTCAAGCTGTTGGTAATCCCCTGTCCATTTTTGCCTCCGTTTTTATCAAGTCTTCGCTTAAGCTGTCCGATGTTGATTTTGAGCGTTTTATTCTGCCCGGTCTTCAAATACGAGTTCAGACGCTGCTGGAGACTTTCCTTTGCCTTTCCTGCGTTGGCGGATTTCTTGCACAAAAACTTTTCATCGCGTTCCATTCCTGGCTTGCATTTGAGGGAGAATTTGCAAGTCTTTGGGTTAAGGTCTTTGTCTGCCGAGCACAATTTATACGCATCCATTATAGTATAGCACAATAAAATAAATCATTTAAAATTGAGATAAGATTAACCCTTCCATTTGTCTTAAAGCATGGCCCTCATTGGACAACAAATGTATCACCCTATCTTTAACTTTGACTCTCAAGAATATGAGGACGCGTGTCCTATACCTCCTCGCAAATCAGGGTTTCAATATGTGTGTAAATGCAATCATACCACCTTTCATACCATGAGCGAATTCAAGCGACATATCAAAAATAAAGGACATGTTCGTTACATTTCAAACTATCTTGAGAACATGAAAGAGACGGAGGAGTTTGTCTCCTTGATTAAACAACAACGGATAGAAATTGGACTACTCCAACAAAAAATTGCCTTGTTGACCAAGCCTCTCTCGAAAGCCGAGACAAAATCCATACTGTTTGAGCTAGACTAGACTAATGAATATTATTTAAAGAAACATGGTTATTTCTCTATAGAATGTCAGACGTGAGCAAGCTCCTAGAAGGGCCTATTTTTCACTCCAAGACCTCTATCCGAACAGAGAAAAATCATATCTTTTTTTACACGGAAGTCGACAGGGATAGTGTGCATGAACTCATCGAGACGATTCGCGAGATGGAGGTCTACTGCACACAAATGAAGCGTCAGATGAACCTGAAGAAAGTCCCCATTTATCTTCATATCAATTCGTATGGAGGATGCGTGTTTTCCGCACTCAATGCGATTGACTATATCCAAAGCTGCAAGGTGCCTATTTATACGGTGATTGAAGGCGCGGTTGCCTCGGCTGGAACCATGATTAGCGTCTTTGGAACCAAACGTTATATGCGCCCGAACGCACATATGCTGATCCATCAACTGTCTTCTTCGTGCTGGGGGAAGATGCAAGAGATTGATGACGAATACGCGAATCTCAAGCAACTCATGGTGAAGATACGGTCCATTTACGCGGAACGAACGACCATTCCGAAGAAACAGCTACGACGTATGTTGAAACATGACCTGTGGTTTAACGTGGACGAATGTATCGAGAATGGACTGGTGGATGAGATTTGGACCGATTAGAATTTGTGACCAAATAAGATATAAACACATATCCTTCATGATAGAAGATGGCAGCTCGACCGCCCAAATCTTTTGTCGACGATGTCTTTGACGAGAATACACTTACCTGTATTTATTCACCCACTCGGATGAATAAATATATCCCTGGCATTCTAGATACTCGATTCATGTATGGAAAGGAAAACAAAAAAATGTTATACATGTGTCATCCAGACAACAAGGCACTTCCTCCTTTCTATGTCGCTTATCAAATCCCTCCGCAGTTTGAAAAAAAGAAGCTTTCTTATTATGTGACCTTTCAATTTAAACATTGGAATCTTCAACAACCCGTGGGAACACTCACTCAAAACTTTGGGTCGATTGATGTATTGGAACATTCCTATGAATATCTCATGTATTGTAAATCACTACAAGGTTCGCTACAATTGATGCAGAAAGAAGCACTCAAACGCATTCCTAGCTTTCAGATTGATTTGCCTTTCCGGGATGCTCGTGTCTTTACCATTGACGGAAAAGACAGTATGGACCTGGACGACGGTCTTAGTATCGACCATGAGAAAAGAAGTATTTATATCGCTCTTGTGCCCTATGTTCTAGAGAAGTTAGAGTTGACGGACTGTCTATTGAACAGGGCAGCCAATATTTATTTCCCAGAGAAGCGCGTCAGTATGATGCATCCGATTGTGGCTAGCCTATGTTCCTTACACAAGGGATGCGAAAGGGCATGTCTCGTATTGGATATCTATCACGATGGACGAGAGAAGTTGGAGGTGGTGAAGGTGAAGGTATCAGAGAATTTTCATTACGAAGAAGAGCGGTTGTTGGCCGATCCAGATTATCAAGCCTTTATGAAACATGGTATAAAAGACAGTCATGAACTGGTCTCGTCGCTCATGAAACATATTAATCGCTATTGTGGGAGTGTTCTGAAAAAGGGTATCCATTTAAACATTCAAAAGAAAGACCAGGTATTGGACCAGCGGTTTCCTGATTTTTTTATGAGCTATTCCGAGTATAGTTACAGTGGCGAGTATGCACAAGTGAGTTCGCCCATACGTCGACTAGTGGATATCATGAACATGACCCAACTATGCATCGAGCAAAATCTCTTTCCCTTTCATCCTGAAGTTTGTCTCCGTTTTTACGACAAGCTGGATGAGCTCAACCAGGGGATGCGCAATATCAAGCAAATCCAGTCCAAGACCAAATGGTTTCATCATCTATCTACTCACATGAATCAAACCTATACCGCCATTGTCTATACAAGAGAGATGTCAACCAAAGGAAGAGACATCTGGAAATATACCCTGTATATACCTTCGGTAGGAAATACATGCTCGGTGCATACCTCCAACGAATATGAAATCCTATCAGAAGTCGTGATAAAACCCTTTCTTTTCATGGATGAGTATAACTTGAAAAAGAAGGTTCGATTTCAGATAGGATTGGGTATAAGACAAGACATGGAATCATTCTGAATAAAATATTTATCAGTTCCAAAACTCTAGAGATAGTCTATATGTTTCCTTACTACGACCGCTACTATCCTTATGGTCCCCATCACCACGGACATCATGGTCATCACGGCCACCACGGTCATCACGGCCACGGAGGCTGTATTTACAATAACTTAATTGTGTCGGTAGACCCGCGATATGATTACTATGAACGAGACCGTTCTCGGAGTCGGTCTCGAAGCCGTTAAATCATGCGTAAAATATTTATCATTATAAAACGTCTAGTGGTATTCTACATATGTATCCGTTCCAGAGAGCCCCACGTTACAACCACAACCATCAATCCGACATTGTCAATAACTTAGTCGTCCATCTCGACTATGAACCATATGAACGCTACTATGATGTCAGTGGAACCTGCCACTGTGGTCGTAGACAACGTAGCCGTAGCCCACGTAGAAGAAGCCCACGTTAATACCTTTATAAATACAACGAATCTTGTGTGCAGACAAACTTCAGAAGTTGACTTACTCCATCCTTTAACAATAGACACAGTTCAGGTTTGTCCTCGTAAGCTCGTTCCAGCTCCCGGGCCATGTTCACCAACTTGAGACAAACTTTAATAAAGTCGGCCACAAACAATCCCTTTTCTTGTTTAAACGTTTCAATCCATTGAACGCTTTCGAGTTCATTCGAGCAATGTTCCATCCACCCACATACATATTTTGCCATATCATATTGTAGACACACTTCAGAGGAAGGTAAATCTTGTTTATGTTCTTGGTCCATGTAATAATGTAATCGGGTCTGTATAAATTGATGTTCTTTGACCAAGAAACTAGGATGATATGCCTTGAGATGTTCTTCCACCTTGACGTCACAGAGACAAGACAGTAGTCCAAACAAATCAGAACAGGTATATCCTTTAAAATAAACAGTCTCTATACATAGTTCGGTCATGACCAATGGATGCACTTCATGAATACACGAAGCTCTTGTCTTCTTGTCTTCTACAAATCCATTGTCCTTTAAAATCTTATCCAGATTGTTCATCTTTGTCTCGACATAGGTGGACGCGTAGGATTCTTCTTGTTGGATGCGCTCGATTTCCTTTTCCATCTCTTGCAGTTCATTGAACAGCAAATACTGAGACAAAAAGGTGGACGTTTCCATTTCTTTACACTGTTTTGCGTATTCTTTCTTTTGTTTTGATGGAAGCATCTCCATCTTATTCAGTTTGGAATGATACAAGATACATTGGTCTTTTTCTGTAAGAAAGGTTCGTTTTTTATGGTATTGAATGAGTTGTTCTTCTAGGGCAACACGACAAGAGAGTTCCATACGGTCGATGTCGACCTTCATCAAGCTTTGATGCGCGATTTGCTTGGCTGCGTCCAAGTCTTTTTCTTTGAGAAGCAACGCATAATTCATCTTGAATTTCGATTTGATGACCTTGGGTGGAGTGACAAACAATTTTACCATGGAACTTGTTTCGGGAGTGTCATACAGATTGGAAACCAACACCACGTGACCAACGGTGTCAATCCCTCGTCGCCCAGCACGTCCTGACATTTGTGTAAACTCGTGTGGATATAACATTCTCATTCCATGTCCATCGTGTTTGTAGAGGCTGGTAAAGCACACGGTCTTGGTCGGCATGTTGAGTCCAATCGAAAAGGTCTCGGTCGCAAACAATACCGCAATGTATTTCTGTTCATATAAAATCTCTATCATCTCTCGAAAGATGGGCAACATTCCCGCATGATGAACGCCAATCCCTTTCTTCAAGAGAGAAATATAAAAGGTATACTCGGGTAGCATCATGTATTCTTTCCAGTTCTGTAGTCGGGTCACGAGAAGTTGCTTGCATATAGGTTCAATCTGAAAATCAATCTCACCCGGGTCAAAGAGAGGCACTTGAATTTCCTTGGCCATCTCCTCTAGCTTCTTCCGAGAGAAGACAAAGAAGAGACAAGGAAACTGCTCACGTTCTCGCAGCTTTTCGCATAACTGATTGAGGACAAATTTCCGAGATATCTTTCCAATGAGTTTGTTCATTCGTTTGTTTTTTTCCATCTTCACTTCATATAGCTTGTCTTGCTTGATAACGTCGAATGTATCCACGAGCGCGTTGACCTCTTTACGTTGCTTCGGGTCCGTGAGATGAATGATGTTTTTATTCGGAGCCGTGAAAAAGGTGGTATAGATTAAAGGGACGATACGTTTGTCTGTGCTACAAATGACGACCTTGCGTTCTGTAATCTTTTCAATCCAACTCGCAAACCCTTCTTTGTCTCCGATGGTGGCAGAGAGCATGACCATCTGAACCGTCTTGGGTAGACGAATTATCGTATTCTCCCATACTGTGCCACGTTCTTCGTCGTCAATATAGTGAACCTCATCAAAGACAACACATCCCAAGTCATTTAGTTCAAAGTCTAAATGACTTGCTTCTGGTTGCATCAACTTGTTTTGTAAGATTTCCGTGGTCATGATGAGGATAGACGCGTCCGGGTTTTGCTTGTTGTCTCCGGTAAAGATACCCACTTGTAACTCGGGGAATTTGCGAGTAAATTCATTGTATTTTTGATTGCTGAGGGCCTTGATAGGCGCCGTATAAATCACTCGTTTGCCTTGGTTGGTAAAGTATCGTATGGCGTGTTCAGCGGGCAACGTCTTTCCCGACCCAGTATGAGCCGTCACTAGAACGTGATGTCCTTTCTCGATGCTCTCGACCGCAAGCTGTTGGAACTCACTTAAAATCATGATATATAACTATAGAGGTTCCCTTTATATGTTAAACATCGGGAACTACATATTGGTAAGGAAAATTATAGAAACAGATTTCTCGGCAATCTATGAAGCTGAGCATATGGTGAAAGACACGCGAGTCATTCTGAAACAGAGTAAAGACGCGCGAACCAATCGTATGCTACAGAATGAATTGAAATTGTATACCTATCTTCGAGGGTCGGTCCCGATTCCTCGGTTAAAGGCCTCCGGACTAATCGGAGACAAAATGTATTTGGTGTTTGAAAGAATGGACCGGACCTTGGACCAATGGAAAGAAGATGTCTCTATCCATGAAATGTTTTCGTTGTTGTATGCCTTGCATGAAAAGGGAATTGTCCATCGAGACTTGAAACCCGACAACTTCATCTTTGGCTTCAATAAAAAGTGTCATCTCTTGGATTTAGGATTAGCTGCGGTCCAGTCCAATCGCAAGGTCAAGGGATTTGTGGGGAATCGTCGGTATGCGAGTTATACTTGTTTTGAATCCGAATACGAGTATCGTTTTGCTGACGATGTCTTGTCTCTGGTCTACATTTTATTGGAAAGGAAGTATGGATATTTACCGTGGGACAAGACGACCCGACCGCGTAAGGAGTTAGACCTTGTCGCCTTTTATCCAGGCGAAAGCCTTTGTGCCCTAGAGAAAATAGCTAGGAGTGATAAACCCCTGGAACAACTTTATCGTGTGTTGTTTGAGACCATAAGTATTTAATAAGACACCAGAAATGACTCGTATAAATTCACTTTGTAAGAAGTCCCTTCGACCTTGACCGCGTCACCCGAAGATAGTTCATCGCATCCGGGGCTTTGTGTGCAGAGACGGTTGTTGTATTCAATAGGGAGTTTGATTCCTTGTTCTAAGGTATAATAGGTCCATTTGTCTCGACGATTCAAGACCCGACCGAACAGTGGAAGCCGGTCCCGTCCAGCACACGTTAAATAGCCAAGTTGACGATACTCGATTTCACGATACCTTACGGGAGGCGCATAGACATTTTTTAGCGTGTCCGTATAATCTTGTGCGACCACTACCTGAATCTCAGACGGCACCTGAATTGGAGATATAGGAACAGCTGGTCGAGGAGACACATAGAGTATAAACAAGAAAAGACACAGTCCTAAAAGAATGACCACAGTGATAGAGATGATTGTTTTTGATTTCGCCATTATAGTATGATTCTTTATTTTTTGTTCAGGTCTTGGAATAGACGGTAGTCATGCGAAGGGTAAAAGAAAAATCACTGTCATTCATCAAGAGAGTTCGACCGTGTTCATCCACCAGTCGTACGGTCAATTTGCTAATGTTCACCGGTCCATAATAAAAACGAGGTTCTGCATAGACGCTGAAATCGTTCTGGGACTGAATGGTAAACGTCGACCCTTTCAGAGAAATGCGAGCAATAATATTGTCTGGAAGTAGTCCGTATCTAGAGGCCGAGATAAAGTTCACGTTGTTGCTCTTGTTGTAATCGTCAACAATCAAGAAGACATACTGTGGTCCCAAGATGTTGAGAATCGACTCGCTCGTGTAAGCCAAAAGAGAAGTATACATGGGGTTTCTATACCCTAACATCCATCCGAACCGCTGTTCTAAAGGAATATTGCTTTTTTTATCGTAAAATGAAATATCCAACGCTGTGGATGCCACCTTGGACGTAAACTGGTTCGTGATAGGAGGCGCATTGAAGTTGAGTTCAATCGTTTCAAAATTGTGTTGGGTATTGGGCTTCTTTTTAAAGGATACCTTACCTGTTCCATTTCCAATGTTTGCCGTATTGTTGCTGTCCAGGTCAAAGACAAAGTTGAACATGCTGAATACAATCGAGTCCAGTAGTTCATTGTTCAGGTAATCCAATGCTTTTTGATAGTAATAGTTTCCTTCAGGAATATACAAGAAAAAGTAATAAGAGTTGTTTGTCGTATCGGTTCCCTTTATCCATAAATAATTATTTTCATGCTCTTGATTGAGTGGATAATGTGAACAAGGTAACTCTAAATCACACAGGGTCATTTCAATGACGTTATGAATAGGATAGGGTAGGTCTATGGTAAAATCACTCGAGGTCCCCAACGCATAATTCTCACGAAAACGACTGTCGATATTGAGTAACTTGGAAACGGTTTTACGATAGATAGGATTTCCAGAATCTGCGTTTTTTTCAAACATTCCATTCGAGTTGACGGGTTTTACCTCTTTCGCGCCCGTGTTCATAAACGGTATGTATTCGTTCTCATACGAAAGCAATGTTTTTTGAATCGTGGATATCGTGGAGTCATTCTCATATCCAAGAAGCTGATGTTTTACATTCGTAAAGAATGTCACCAGCTCGGGTTTTTTGAGTTCTTCAAAATGTTTTATATATTCTTCGCATTTGGCCTCGATTTGGTTTTTCAACACAGAGGTGGTCATCGATTGTTCCACTTGAATATCCAATAAACTAAAGAGCTCATCAATATGATACGAACCAATGTCTGTATTTAATTTGTTCATAAGTATAGTATAAATATAAAGTTTATATCTCTTTATAAGTGTTATGGATTTTGAACCAAAAATACGAAAAAAAGTAAACGACCTGTTGCAACGATTCAACGGTTACAGCCAAGAAGAACTTTACAAGAGCCTTTGTAAATTCGAGACAAAAAATGAACCCCATCAAGAATTGTTTCAAACCATCATGAATGAGTTCTTCCGTTCTCATTTCTTTTACTCGCTCTCTCCCGGGTCTTATCTCTGTTACAACGAACATCATTACAAGCCGATACGCGAAGATGAACTCATTTATGCCGTGTTACAGCATTTACAAAAATACAATCTACCTACAGAAGTCAAATATCGTTTAAAACACAAGATACATCAAAAAATAAAAGAAACCACCATTTCCAAGACGATTCCTCATACCCATACCATCCAAAACATCTTGTCGTTTTTGTCCCCCAACCTATTCAATGATAAGAATTACGCAAAATACTTTCTCATTACATTGGGAGATATCTTGTTGAAAAAGCCTTTTCGGTATTATTTTCTAGACCCTTCAATGAAGCCATTTATCACGCAACTCAATCCATTGGTAGAGCGTTATTTTCAAACGATTCAATTGGGAAATTACTACAAATATAAATACCAACAGCATGACGTGGAGGTGTCTCGGGTTATACGAACCAATCCGTTTAACCTAGAGTTTGTAGCGAACCGAGAACAGCTCTTCATGGACATGGTTTGTCTCGCCTATCACTATTCCGAGCGTTATGAATGTGGTGACACTTTCTTAGAAGAAGCGTTGAATGAACCTCTACAGGAGCAAGTCTTGTGGATCGAGCAAAATACCAAGGAAATGACCCTAGATGCATTTACAAGTGATTATTTATGCATCAAAGAAGGGGACATTCATGAAAAAGACATGCTGTTTTTGTGGAAGGTGTATCGAAAGGAAAAGAGAATGATACATTTGTTTCAGAACAAACGTGACATTTTAGATACACTGTCCAAGAAATTTGTCTATCAAGAACCCTACTTCAGACAGGTCTACAGTATGTTTTTACCTCACGTTGAAAAGTTCAACCAGTTTTGGAAAGAGTATATGGTAGAAGACCCGACCGAGAAATATCTAGAACTGACTGAGCTGTTGCAACTCTTTATGGAACAGGCGCGCACGAAAACGGGACTAAACGAAAAGACCTTATCCTACGTATTACAGCACTATTATCCAACCTTGGAATGGTCCGAGAACAAATACATTCATCAATGGAAATGCGTATTGTGGGATAAGAAAAAAGACATACGACCTTTCTTGAAGAAAGAAGGCATGGATGTCCACGCCCAATACGAGGACTATCTTAAGCATTTTAAAAAGCGACATGTCAATAAAAATTATTTCTTATATCATGCAAGCTAAACAGTTGAGACTTTAACTTGTTAATACCAGAC